GCATAAAAAAATCTAATGTTGGACTTAGCAGCCTGGCCGGCAACCGATTTACATCGAGATTAGGTATTGACTATTAAGGTAGTGTTCCGTATACTAAATAAGACGTAGAGCCCGGCCACGGAGTCAACGAATGCACCTATTCACCACACAAAACCCGCTGCTTATCCCGCCGCTACGCGCCGCGACTAACCTCGAATCACTCGCCGCGAAGACGACCCACCGAACGAGCATGAAGGACGCTAAACGCGAGTTCCGCGACGCACGCCGCGCCAAGACCGCCGCCGAAGCTGTCGGAAAGATCGAAAAAGACGTGGAAATCTACGGCTTTACGAAAGGTCAATTCTCGATCATCGAAATCATCAATCACGTCATCGACCAAGTCGGACAATGCTACCTATCGATTTCCACATGGACCGCCGATAAAGGGGACGTCACAACCGTCCTCGACCTGGTCAACGGCGGACGAGTCACCGCCTCACGCTGGCTAATGGACCTGAGTTTCAACCGGCGCCGCCCCGACATAGCGCACCGAGTCCGCACCATCTTCGGCCCAGACGCCGTTCGCGTCGCGCAGAATCACGCGAAGTTTCTTTTGCTCAAAGCCGACGGCTGGAAAATCGTGATCATGACGTCAATGAACCTGAACTACAACCCGCGCTTCGAAAACTTCCTACTGCGCCACGATCCGCCCCTATTCGATTTCCACGCCGAAATATTAGACGAAATCTGGAAGCGTCAACCCAGCTCGATGTGCGAACCGGGGCCCGGAAAAGCCCACACCGCGCAGGCATTTTTCCGGGATGAGATGTGACCGCCAAAAAGAAGCCCAAAACCGAAGCGCCGCCTCCGACCCCAATCGCCCCGACCCCCAACCCCGGCCGAAAGGTGATTGAATGGATGATTGAAGGCCAGCGCGAAGCCGACATCGCCGAAGCCGTCGCCACCGCGTTCCCTGGCCAGAGCGCCAAAAAGCTGATCGAAGCCGCCGTCGATCACTTCGTCCAGGCGGCTCACTGCGAGCGCAACGTAATTCTCGGCTGGTCGATGGAAGCCTACCGAGCGCTATACCGCAAGCTATTGGAAATCGGCGACTACCACGGCGCAATGAAAGCCGTCGCGAGCCTGCAAAAGCTGGCAAGCGAGTTGCCACCGGAAGAGGATGAGGAACCCACAACATGATCCGAAACAGAGAGCGCGCCCTCGATATCATATTAGCGCTTCCCGACGAAACTCGCGAAGCAATTGCCTGGGTCATTGAGTCGGCCGAAGTGCTCCAAATCGACTCCGGCACGAACGAAAGCGGAAGCGACATCTTCGAGGACGACGTCCAAGCCACGCTTGACCAACTGGCACTTGAAATCCGCAACCCGCGTTTTAACGTGCATGATCACGGCCCCGTCGAGCCAATGTAACGCATGTTCACGACGACGCGAAAGCGAGCCAAGCGCGGCAGCCTGACCCCGGAACAGGCCCGCGTCCGCAAAGAGCGCAGCAATCGCGCCTCAATGGACCACCTGCGCTACGCCGCCCGCGACATCGGCCCGATACCGAAGTGCAAAAACCCCGACCGCCGCGCCAAGTGCGAAGCCGACACCCCGCTTTGGCTCAAGACATATTTGCCATCGGTCTTTACCCTGCCGTGGGCCCCCGATCATCTCAAGGTAATTGCGCACCTGGACCAAGTCATCAGCGGGGACGCGCTTTTCGCGCTCGGCATGCCCAGGGGCGCAGGTAAATCCCAAATGTTAGTTGGCGCCGGCATCAAAGCCGTCTTCACCGGCAAGCGCCGCTACTGCGTCATCCTGGCCGCCACGCACCGCAAAGCCAAGCGACTCATTGCGGACGTCCGCGACCAGATCCTAGCGGAAGGCAACCACCCACTCCTCGAGGACTATCCCGAATTCATGCTCCCCATGCGCGCCGTCCGCTGCGATAGCCGCAAAAGCAAGGACCAAACGACCGAAGGCACGCCGACGCAGGTCGCATGCAGCCCAACCCAGCTCGATTTCGGCCTAATCCCCAAGCGAATCGACCATTTCGCAATCGTCGAAAGCCTCTCGATTTCATCGACCGAAATCCGCGGCACCCACTACACCAAAAACGGCGAGCCGATCCGCCCCGACCTAGTGCTCCTCGACGACGTCCAAACCGACAAAATCGCCGTCAACCCCGAGCGCGTCGACGAGCTGCTAGCCACGATCGAGGGCGCCGTCCTCGGCATGGCCGGCCCCGGCAAGAAAATCAGCGCCCTGGCATGCTGCACCGTCTTCGCCCCCGGCGACGCCAGCGATAAACTGCTCGACCGCCAGATTTCCCCGCAATGGCAGGGCGAGCGGTACAAAATGCTCTACGCGCTGCCCGCGCGGATGGACTTGTGGAAGGAATACCGCTCGATCGTCGCCGAGCACATGCAGCAAGACGGCGACGGCTCGCGCGGATCCAAATTCTACGCCGAGCACCGCGAAGAGATGGACGCCGGCGCCGTCATCGCCTGGCCCGAGAACGTTCCGCCCGGCTGTTTGTCCGCGATTCAGCACGCAATGAACCTTTTCCTCTTCAAACCGCTAGTTTTTGCCAGCGAATACCAGAACTCCCCCCTCGAAATCGTCGCCGCCGGCCGCCATTTGATCGCCGCAGACCTGCAAAAGCGCATGTCCGGACGCCGTCAGACCGTCGTTCCGACCTGGGCAACTAAGCTAACGTGCGGAATCGACGTGCAAGGGAACCTTCTTTTCTGGCTCGTCGTTGCCTGGGGCGACGACTTTTCCGGCTCAATCATCGACTACGGAACGTGGCCCGACCAAAAAGGCCGCCGCAACTTCGCTCTGAACGACGTCCTCTACACGCTCCAGACCGAACTCGCCGGTGCCAACATCGACGGCCAGCTCCACAACGGCCTCGCACACCTGGTCCCCGAGCTAATGACCCGCGATTTTCCCCGCGACGGCGGCAAATCCCACGTCCGAATCGACCGCGCCTTCATCGATACCGGATATAAAAGCAATGTCGTAATCGAGTATTGCCGGACGAGCCCCTTCACCGCCCAGATACGCCCGTGCAAGGGCCGCGGCATCAAGGCGACGCAAACACAGTGGTCGGATTTCCCGAAGCGCGACGGCGAGCGCCTAGGCTTTCATTGGCTCGAAAAAGTGCTGACCGGAAAAAGCCTGCGGAGCATCCAGCACGACACGAACTTTTGGAAATCGTTCCTCAAAGAGCGATTCTTGCAGGCGATCGGCGAAGGCGGAGCATTGACGCTCTACGACGACCCGCAGAGCCAGCACGGAATGCTAATCAACCACCTAACCGCGGAGTTCGGCGTCCTGAATCGAGCAGTAGCAACCGGAGTCGAGATCGAGGAATGGCAATTGAAGCCGAACCGCGAGAATCACTGGTTCGATTGTTTGACCCAAGCCGCAGCGGCCGCGAGCTTCGAAGGGGTTCGGTTGGCAGCGCAGCAAGCACAGAAGGTGGAAAAGAAACGTGTCAGCTATGCCGAGATGCAAAGACAGGCGATGGAAAGGAAAGCGCGATGAGAAAATGGAAAGCCGAGAAGAATAACGCGGCGGCACCCGGACGAAATTGGCGTGTTATCGATGACGCTGGATTTTTGATTTGCGAAAACTGTTATGTAAGCGACGCTCTAACCATAACGGGCGAGCAACATCATTACGCGCAAGTGCTCGACGCACTTCGCATCGGCCGCCAATACGTTGCCAGATGCAACGAAGTCGATGACTGCAATCAGCCCAATCTCGACAAGATCGACGCTGCTATCGCCTCGTTGCGACCGTCGACGCTAGAACTTATCGTTGGAGAGAATTTGCACATCACGACCGGCGCGGATGACGAAACTATTACGATGGTATCACCAGGAAAGAGCAAGGTCGTCGCCGACACCAGCACAGATTCGCTTAAGCTCACCGGAGCGATGAAGTTCTTTTCGGTCCGCAAATACGAAGATATCACCGTTCGCGAAATCGATGCCGGCCCCGGAAGCTTGTATTCATATTGGACTACCAAAACGCAAGAGGAACTATTGGACCGGATGACCTTCGAGCAAAAGCAGCAGGCGGATTTGATGGGACGAAAGATCGGGAGTTGGACGATCCTAAAGCGAATTCGCCGACAGAAACATCTGGCAAGATGCGCATGCGGAGTCGAGAAAGAAGTTGATGCGTGCGTTTTAATGAGAAGACAGAATCCGAGCTGTAGACAATGTTTTTTAAAGGATGCGCAGGCGCGAAGGCAAGTTCAAGAAAATCGATGTGAAAAGTCGGAGAGTAAAGATTGCTAAGCGCTTCGGGCTTGAAGACTTCGATTTGAAATTGTCAGCGATTCGTATATGGGACGCGCTCGCAACTTTTGGGTTGCCCGCAAGCCTGGCGAACCTTGTAGAAGCTTCTCAGGTTGAAGCCCCGAGGCACCATTTGAAAGATTTGGTTTCGAAAGGACTCGTTACGTGTTGTCGCGAAAAAACCAAGCACAGCTTTAGATATCTTTACCAGTTAAGCACGGACTCATTAGCAATTCTAGAAAGGCGCGCACATGAAGAACGAACTTGTACCGACGATCTCAGCAATCGAAGCCTTGCGGCGCAACCTGAAATGGAACCTACTCCATGAAATCTCCGGCGACGACATGCGGGAAATCGCTAAAGTCGTCACTGAAAAAGCGAAGGCCGGCGATCTGAAAGCCGTCAAAATGGTTAATGACATGATCGCCTCGCCAGAAAGCGGGCCGTCTGTCAGCGTCCGCAATTCGTTCAACGTCGAAGGCGGAGTGGTAGACGCCATTGTGCGCATCCGCGAATCGATCGCGCACCTAATCCGTAATTGCGGCCCCAAAGCGACGGAAGAAGTCGCCCAACATCTAAACCTCACCGGGGAAGTCACGATGCGAGCCTTACGATGCGACTGGTTTGAGCGCGATTCAGGAAAATGGCATCTGAACGCCCCAGCGCGTAACTTTTTGGAAGAGCCCGCACGCATCGCCGCCGAAACGGAGTAGCTCATATGAGCCGACCAACCGGCCCCGCTGACGTCAAAGCCACTGCAGCCGACCCGCCGAAAGGCATCCGCTGCCGCGCCTGCAACTGTGCCGAACTCCGCGTCGTCCAAACGATCCGCGACCAGGGCGACCGGATCTACCGCCGCCGCGTCTGCCGCAACTGCGGAGCCGCCCAGATGACCACCGAATCCAGCAGCGGAGCGAAATAAATGCAATATCGCCGCCTCATGTTGGCGACGAAGAAGACGCAAATCGTCTTGCGATAAAAAGCACAATCTAACTTTTTCTACTAATAGTCACCCCACCCCTTCCGGCATTGCATTCCCCGTAGATAAGTCCACACTAAACAACGTTGACTCGGACTCGGGCTGATCCCCCGAGGGCACCTCCTCCATTCCGGCCGCCGTGCGAGGCCGCACACTCCGCACGGCGGTTTTTTGTGCCGACCCCGAACGACCTCCGATCCGGCGCCGCGGCGAATTCCGCATCCGGCATCTCGTCGGCCTCCGCTGACGGTCGCTCATCTCAAGCCATCGACCCGATGAAGCAACTCGACGTGGCCGATCGGCTCGACGCCCGCGCCTCGATCGACGACGCCGCTCCCAAGAATCAATTCCTGAACATGATCCTCGGCCGCCGCGCCCGCGCGCGATTCGGAGGCCCAGGAACATGAACCCATTCCGCCCGGTCGCCCGCGCCGCTCTCTGGGTCGCCGCAACCCTCGGCGGTCCTGCGCAAGCCAAACCCGTCGAATCGCCGAAAGTCACGCGCGTCAAAGCTGAAATGGAGCGCTCTTGGCGCGAAATTCGCGCCCGCTATGAAGCCGCGCTGCAAACGGAAGAGAACAGCAAGCATTGGCTCAACGCCGACTCACTCGGACCCAACCCCGCCGCCAATTTCCGCGTTCGCCAGACGTTGCGCAACCGGGCGCGCCACGAATATGACAATTCGTCATACTGCAAAGGCATGGTCCTGACCTATGCGAACGAAATCGTCGGCACGGGCCCGCGTCCCCAAGTCCAGACCAGCAATGAGCCCGCCAACCAGCAAATCGAGCGTCTCTTCGCGAATTGGGCCGAAGCCGTCGACCTCGTGGACCTCCTGCAGCTCGCATACAAAGAGCGGTTGATTTCCGGCGAGATGTTCATCGTCAAAACGACGAACCCGGCGATCGAAGACCCGGTCCAACTTGACCTACGCCCGATCGAAACCGACCAAATCCACACGCCTTTCCCGCGCTTCGGCGACCTCAAATATCCCGTCCAGGCGATCGACGGGATTCGTTATGACCGCTTCGGCAACCCGACCGAATACGACCTGCTCAAGTTTCATCCGGGTGGCGAAGGCGAATATGCTATTTTCTTCCAAAATCAGATCCCGCAAGTCATTTCCGCGAAGAACGTTTTGCATTGGTACAGGGTCGAGCGCCCAGGCCAGAAACGCGGCATCCCCGACATCACGCCGAGCCTGCCGAATTTCAACCAACTGCGTCGCTACTCGCTCGCCGTCCTGAGCGCAGCCGAGCTTTGCGCCAGCTTCGCCGCGATCATCAAGACCGCTTACCCGCCCGGCCACGAGGGCGCCGACGCGCCGATTCCGTTCGAGCTAGTCGATATCGTCCGCGGCATGCTTCAAACGTTGCCCGTCGGCGCCGACATCTCGCAAATGACGCCGCAACAGCCGTGCACCGGTTACGCCGAATTCGTCGACAAAGTCCTCCGCGAGATCTGCCGTTGCATCGAGATGCCGTTCACGATTGCGACCGGCGATAGCAGCGATTCGAACTACGCCAGCGGCCGGCTGGAAGTCCAAAGTTGGCAGCGCAAGTGCGTCAAGGAGCGCAACGTCTGCGCCCGCCTTCTGCTCAATCCGATTTTCAACGCCTGGCTCGCCGAGGCCAGCCTCATCGAAGGCTATTTACCGCTTGCCGACCTGGGGCCGCCGGCCGGATGGCGCCGCTACTGGCAATGGGACGGTTGGGACCACGTCGACCCGGTCAAGAAGGCTAACGCCGACGATATCGCGCTCAAGAACCTATCGCGCAGCCTCGAGGAGATCGCCAGTGCCGAGGGTAAGGACTGGGTGACGAAGCTCGAACAAATCGGCCGCGAATTCAAGAAGTGCGAAGAACTCGGCATCCCGCACCCGTCCGCGCAAGCCGCGCCCGCACCGAAGATTCCGACGACCGAACCTGCCGCGAATTCCGATCAGGCGAAGGGGGTGGCAAATGCCGCAAACGCTTGAACGGATGCCGCGAATGCTCCGCCGCGTCGTTTGTGGCTACGGCCACGAACTACCCCGCGTCGTCGCCTACAACGAGAACCACGACGAGTTAGGTCGCTTCGCCGAAGGCCAAGGCCGAGGCGCGGGAAAAGGAAGCCCGATCACCTTTGTTCCGCATCCGAACCAGCGCGACCACGAAACTACAATCCTTGTCGATCCGAAGAAAATCGATCAGTCGTGGAAAAAGGTCGAGGACGAATATCTACCGCCGACCGGAACTGGCAAAAGTGAGGTTCCCGGCCGTCGCGCCGGCGTTCGGGAGTTCTTGCAAAAAGGAAAACCCGTCGAAGCTTCGCGCATGATTCTGCACAACGGCGAAGTGAGTTTCATTGACGGCCGACACCGAATGGCCGTGATGCGCGACCGCGGCGAACCGCGAATGGCCGTCACTGTTCCGAAAGATCAGGCCGACGAATTTCAGAGAAGATTCGGCATCGGGACAAAGCCGCATCCTGTTACCGCAACCGGCCGCGAGCTGCCCCGCGTCGTCGCCTACAACCCGAACCACGACGGGGCCGGCCGCTTCGCGGAATCACAAGGCGAAGGTGGCGGCGGAGGCGGAGGTCGCCAACGCACCGGCCAAAAGCGATACATTCCGAGCCACGGTATCCACGTTGACGCCTACGACCCCCATCTCGACGCGGACAAATCGGTAAGCACGCAAAAAGTATCCGGAAAAATGGCGGCGGATCCAAAAATCGCGATGCGAGCAGCCCTCAGCGGAAAGGTCATATGGCGGGGAATCGACCCAAAAGAATACGAAGCGCGCGTCAGCGCGCTGACGAAAGTTCCGCGCGCCGATCTCGAAAAGACGAGGCAGAAACTAGAGAGTGCCTTTCGTAATAACCCGTCTGCGTCCGGCCAGCAGGAAGCAAACGCGGCCCTGACAGCCGTAGAGACCGCAATCCATTTGACCGATTCCGGATTCGTCGCATCGTTCGGTCGCGAATTGCCCCGCGTCGTCGCCTACAACGAAAACCACGACGAGCAGGGACGATTCGCCGAATCCGCCGGCGAAGGGGGAGCCGGCGATAACCCCAAGCTGGCCAAATTCAAGGAACTTACGGCGAACCCGCCCGCGCCAAAGATCGACCGCGAAGCAATTCGCGAACTCGTCCAAGTGCAAAAGCTCTCTCCTGAGCAAATCCGCAAGGACATTCTTGACGGTACGATCGATCGTGGGTCAGTCTCGCGAAATGAAAAGTACGTCGACAAAATATATCGGCTCGCAGAGCGCGCCTCCGATCGCGACGGGAATATCAACGGAAAGCCATACGAAGACGTCGCGAGCGACGCGGTCGACAGATTTTTGGGAACGGTTGCCGATGCCGCTTTCGCCGAGGCGACTGCAATCGGTCGGGATCGTTGAACACGAGATTTTGCATGCCAGAGATTAGAGCAAGCGCTGGCGGTTTTCTTGGTTCATCCGGACGCTTCCTGTCCGATGAAATCCAATTGAGTCCCGCCGCACTCACGATCGAGGCTGCCGCCGGCAATCGCAAGAAATTCAAAATGCTCGCCTACAGCGGCGGCAAACTCGCGCTCAAGGAATACGACCTCCCCGTTGTCGTCGACCTCGCCGGCATGACGATCGCCGCCCAGGCGATGCCAATGCTCGGCGAGCACCACGGCAAAGCCGGAGAATCGGAATCGATCGCCATCACCGCCAAGGGACTCGAAATCTCCGGCTACGTCGACGCCGAAACCGACGACGGTAAGCTGATCGTTGCCGCCAAAAAAGGCGGCTTCGATTGGGAGGGTTCGATCGGCGCCAGCGTCCAGGCGATGGAAGTCTATGCCGCGGGCGAGTCGGTCAACGTCAACGGCCAGACCTTCGCAGGCCCGGTGTACGTGGCCCGCAAGACCACGCTCAAGGAAACCAGTTTCGTCAAACGCGGGGCAGACACCGGCGCGACGCGCGTCGATATCGCCGCAAC